TGCGCCCGCTCCGTCCGCAGATCTGTCTCCACCGTCATCTGGGCACGGTCCCAATGATAGTCGTGGAGCTTCTGCTCCACCTGCGCCTTATCGTCGGGGGACAGCTCCACCGGTTTGGGGCCCTCCGGCGTTTCGGTGGTGATATGATAATCTCCCGCTTTCAGGGGAGTATCCAGTATTTCATTTTTGATTTCTGTCATAGATCGACTCCTTTGTTTCTCCGGATCATTTGAAGTTGGAAGGCAGCCCCGGCGGCTGCGCCAAATGGAGCGGCACGGGGCGTTTCCTCCGTAGGGCGGAGGCCCTATCCCGCCGAAATAGCGGCAGCAAATCTGCACCATGTTCCGGGCGCACACGCAGGTGCGCCCCTACAGGCTCCTTTCAAAGCGAATTTGCGGGCGTTTCTTCGGCGGGATCGAGGGTGCGTTTTGGCGGGCGATCGATGATCACCCCTACGGCAAAATCGGCGTTTTCCCTGTAGGGAACGGATCGATCCGTTCCGAAAGCCACGGCAGGGCGGAACGAATGGGTGCCCGGGGATACGGATATCTCCCAACCTGGATTAACTCCTAACTCCTGCCTCCTCACTCCACACTGACGCAGCGGGCTCCCCTGCGCTCAAGTCATGGCATTTGCCAGCTTCTCCAGAAGCTCCTCGCCCCACTTGTACGCCGCCAGATAATCCATGGTGTTGTCGTCCAGTCCGGCCCTTTCCTGCACCTGCAGCCGCGCGCTGCTGTAGACCCTCACATGAAAGGCCCGGCAGATGCCGTCGGCAATGGCCACCGGCACCTTGTCCCGGTTCTTTTCATACAGGGCCATGTCGTCGGCGTCGTCCAGAAAGCAGGTCTCCAGCAGCACCGCCGGGATGCCCATGCGCCGCAGCCGGGTGATGACGGAAAAGTCCCGCCGCTTGACGCCCCGGTTGGGGAAACCCAGCTTTTCCAGCTCGCCGCACAGGGCAAGACCCAGAGCCTCGCTGGTCTCCGACAGGGGCAGCCAGCACTCCGTGCCCTTGGCCTTGCCGTTGCCGCTGTCCCGGAGGGCGGCGTTGAAATGCAGCTCCACCGCAGCGTCCGCCGACGCCTTGAGCACCCCCTGACGGCTGTCATCAAAGGGGTTGTTGGCCATGGGATAGATCTCCGTGTCCAGCCCCCGTCTGCGCAGCTCCTGAGAAAGGGCCGACGCCAGCCGACGGGCCTCGTTGGACTCCTTATAGTGGGTATCGCCATGAGCAGCCGTGGCGCCGGGGTCCCCGGCACCGTGACCCGCAAGGATCAGAATTTTCATGCTGCGTCCTCCTTTACTTCCGGCAGCCCGGCCACGGAAGTCAGCAGGCTCAGCACGCCTGCCAGCACCGAGGCCGAAGCCACCATGATCCAGTTTACGTCGCCCAGCACGGCGGCGGTGCCAATGGTGGCCGCCGCTGTCTGCGCCACGGTTTTGACGGCACGCACCGCCGCCGCTTTGAACCACTTTTTTGTCATGTACATTCTCCTTTCAACTTTCCGCACACGCGCCAGCGTTCCCCCGTAGGGCGGGATTCCTGCATCCCGCAGGAAATGCTCACAGATTTGCAGATGCCCCACGGGCCGCCAAGGGTGTCGGCCCCTACGAACTCAAATGATTGTACCTTTTACCTTGTGAGGCTCTGCCTCACCTGTGGTAGTGCTCCAGATCCTCGATCCGGTGGTTGATGACCTTGATCTTCTCGTTCACAAGGGCCTCGTGCTCCTCCAGCCGGAAGGTGCGCTCGATGACCTGATTGTGCTTGTTCACCTTCTCCTCCAGCTGCTCCATGCGGTAGGCCAGCAGGGCGGCGCTTTTCCGGTTGGCGATGTAAGCGCCGCCAAGAGTCCCCACAAGGGCCAGCGCGCCCACGATGATCTCCCCCCACACTACGCCGTCACCTCCACGCCGTAACGGTCAAACAGCGCCGCCACTTTTTCGTCCTTCACAAGCTGCTTCTGCTGACCGGGATTGAGGGCATCATACACAGTCTGCAATGCCTCCCGGGTCTCCGTGATGACGGCCTCGGTTTTCTGTTCCAGTTCCCGTTTCTTCATCACTTCACCCCCAGCCTTGCAAGGGCGGCAAGATAGTCCGCCTCCCCGGCCTCGCCGGTGACAGGCACCGCCTCGCCTTCGGGGATCTCCTGCCAGTTTTCCGGGCTGTCGTTGCAGCCAAGGTAGACCTCTTTGGTCACGATCTCGCCGTTAAACAGAACGAATCCGTCCGCGGCGGTCAGTTTTCTCAGTTCCATGATCATTCCTCCGTCATATCCAAACCGCAGAAGAGGCAGATCGGTCCTTCGCTTGCGTGGTATGTTTTCCCGCAGCTTATGCACACGCAATCCTCACCGACTTCACCGCCGCAGGAGCAAATACGTTTTTCCTTTGGAACGCTGTAGCCGCAGGCGGGACACCTTCCGTATGCATCCAAGGTGGCCGTCCCGCACGCATTGCACCAATCGCCTTCGTTCCAAGTGGGCGGCGTCCAGCCCACCAGCGTCCAGCCCTTGCTGACAGCCTGCATCTTTTCCGCATCCGACAGCTTGGCAAGGTTTTCCGCACCAAGGGTCACGGTGTAGGTCTCACCGGAGCCGGAGTAGTCCTTCAGTGCGTTCAGAATGCTCATCAGGCTGTCGTGGGTGAGTTTGGTACAAGCGGACACATTAAAACCATTCTGCCCGATCACACCCTGAATCACGATGTTTTCCAGTCTGCTGCATCCCATAAAGGTGTAATTTGAAAAGGTTTGGGATCCATCGTCCCGCAAAACCAATGTTTCTACCGTTTGCAGGAAAACAGCGTTATAGAAAATATGCGTCAAAGCTGCTGCGCCTCTGGTGTCGATTGCAGGAACAGCGGTGATCTGGCTGTCTGTAAAAGTGTTCATGAAGCTGGTTGCCGCAGAAAAATCAATCGTAACGTTTCGCTCTTCACAAATTGCTTTCAAATCTGTGATGGAACAATAGTTAAACATACTGTTTGCGTTTGCTGCGTTGGCATTTGAAACGGAAATAACCGTTCCGATCGGCGGCTTGAAAGTCTTATCACTCCATCCTCGTCCAGAGAAACGTTGAGCAAAAGTTGCCCAACTGGCTGGAGGAGCCAAAAAGTCTGCCCAGAAGGCATCGTTCTCGGCCTTTTTGCCAGCCTCGAACACGGCACCCACCTTGCCCGGCATCTCAACCAGCCCCATGACATCGGTTTCCCCGGTCTTTTCCCGGATGGCGTCCGCCACGGCAGTGAGGCTTTCACCCTTCACAACATAGTCAGCCATCAGAAACTCGCCTCCTCTGCTTTGGGAAGTGCCGCCAGCGTTGCCGCCACGATCTCCTGCTTGTCCGCAGGCGTCCAGTAGTCCGTACCCTTGACAGGGGTATATCCTTCGGGCCCCGCCGGGCCTGTATCGCCGTTTTGGGTCGTGAGGTCATACGAAGATCCGTCCGACAGGAATACCCGCACAAGGTTTGACTCACCAGGGCCGCTTGTGACCACCTGCACTATTCTTGTGACACTTACCCCTTCGTATCCCCGTGGGCCCTGCAGCCCCTGCAAGCCTCGGGGACCGGCTGCACCGGTGTCGCCCTTTGGTCCCTCCGGCCCGGCGGGCCCGGCTGCGCCTACCCCCGAATCCACATAGTCCCCGGCGGCAGCGTTCCACACGAACCAGTTTCCATTTTCGCCAATAACAGGGCTCTTATCCCGCGCCTCCTCCGCCCGGTCTGCATCCAGCTTCGCGGCATTGGCCGCCTCCTCGGCCTGCTTGGCATTATCCTCCGTCGATTGCATAACCGCAACTGCAGCAGCATCTGCCGCAGTTCCGGCAGCTTCCCCGATCTCCTCCGGCGTCAGGTAGTCCACGCCTTTTTTGGGCACCAACGCCTGCAGCTGCTCCGGTGTAAAATCCTCATAGGTAAAGGGATCTCCCTTCAGGCTTTCCAGCCACGCTTCCTCCGACCCTGCAAACCCATGCTTCAGCGCGATGCCGTAGGCACTGAGATAGTAAAGCCGTGCCGCAGCCTCTCCGTCCGCCGGACGGTATCTTCCCGCATACCACGCAGAAAAGCGCAGGAAACGTTCATTGAACAGGGTGATATGGTTGTTGTATTCCCCGAATTCCCCGTTGGCATGGGCCACCATGGCCGCAAGATACGTCCAGTAGATGTCATCGTAAGGGAACTTCGCAAAAAGCTCCGTCTCCTGATGCTCTGGCCAGCTGTAGGATGTCAGATCCTCATCGGACAGCAGCAGGATCTCCGTCTGCACCCGGCCCTCCACCTCGTTGATCCAGCGGATCTGCACCTCCTCCGGGAAGGAGTGGGGCACGATCTTATCCACAAACGAAAGTAACTCCTTAACTTTCAAGCCGTTTTCCCTCCTTAAAAGAAAGCCTTCGGCGGCTTTGCCGAAGGCTTTCTGGTCTCATGCAGCGATCAGCCCAGCAGGGCGGTACCGCCGGCCATGCCGCCGCATGCGGCGAATCGCCAGTCATTGAAACCGGCAATGTAACGGCCGTAGCCCTTCCAGACGTTGTCATCGTTGGCCGCGATCTCGCTCTTCACGTCCAGATTCACGCGATCCAGCCACACGGCGCCGGCGTTCTCCTCATTGTAGTGGCTGTCCAGCAGGATCCAGGGCTTGAGGCCGGCAGCCAGGAACTGATTGAGGTAGGGATTGATGATCACGTTCCACCGGCCGAAGTTGTAGTTGAAGCCGTTGTTGGCGGTGTTGGGATCCTTGTCCGCGCCGATGGCGGCGAATACGGCCATCTTCATGGAGTAGTCGTTGGCGATCATGATGGTGTCGGGCGCCACAGTCAGCACCTCGCCGTTGTCGCCGCGGAAGTCCTGCATCCTGCTCTCCATGGCGCCCAGCGCCTCGTTGGAGAAGGCATCGGAGAACAGGTTGCCCTGTGCCTTTTTGCCCAGAATGCTGGGATGATCCGTGGCAAAAAGAGCCTTTTTGTCGGCGCAGGTGGCGTCAAAGTCCTTGCCGCGGAACTTGATCTTGCTCTTGCCGCTGACGGCGCCGGCATACAGGGCGGAGCCGAACTCCTCTCTGGTCCGGTACCAGCCTGCGATAAATTCGGCAGGCTTCTTCTTCATATCCATGAGCTTGGCGTCGTCCACCATTTCCCGGGTGATGTGGAATTCATCCTTCCAGGTCATGTGCTCGAAGAATTTGGAATAGCTTTCCTGCATACCGTCGGTGGGATATGCGCCGCCTTCGCCCACGGGCTGGAAGCCATTCATGGCGGTCATGGAAGAAAACTTCTCACCCCAGTGCTTGGAGGTACCCATGGAAAACAGCCGGGGCAGCATGCTGTTGGTCTCAAAGGCCTCCGCCCGCTTTTCGATGAACATTTTGATAGGGCCCTGGCTCTTGCCGAACAAGCTGTCCTGCAGGCCGGAGCCGATGCTGAAGGTTACATTAGGCATAGTCTCTTCTCTCCTTTCTTACGCGATGCGTACCAGAACTTCGCTGCCTGCGGCGGTATCCGCCATAGCAACGACCTCGCACACACCGTTTTCGGTAGTGGCGGTCACCTGCATGCCGCCGGCGGCAATGGTCACCTTGCCTCCCAGCTTCACCGAGGTCATAGCCGCGGAGGCCGTGGTGCCAAGGATCATGTCGGGCTGAATGCGGATCACGGGGATCAGCTCTCCTGCTGTGCAGGCGGTCTCCCGCTCCGTCATGCAGATGTAGGTGGGTTTGGTGGTGCCGGTGCACACGGCCAGCTGGCCCGCGTTCTGGTACAGTGCCATGCCCACCTTGGGGGTGATGGCGCCTGCAGGCAGGTACTCCATGGCGGGAGATCTGCCGTCGTCAATGCTGTGGATCTTAAAACCACTCATTTGAGGATCATCCTTTCATTTTGTCAGTTTTTTCGCTGCAGGGAGGCCCAGTGAGTCTGGATCTCCGCCTCTGTGGCGTTGGGGTTAAAGGCTCGGTACGCATCCATCACTTCGGACGGAACGGCGACAGCCCCGGCTCCGTGGCCGGTGGTCCTGCCCATGTGCGCTCTTCCCTTTTCCTTCTGGGACTGCTCCCGTTTCCCCTTTTCCGCTGCGGCGCCCATGAGGGCGTCGTAGTTTGCCAGCCTGTAGGCATCGAGATAGCTGTGACCCTTTGCCACATACGCCTTGAAGGCAGGGGCGGTCTCCATCTGCAGAATATCGTTGAGGTCCTGGATCGTGGGGTTCATTTTCTGGATCTGGGCAAGCTCTTCGCGCACCTGCTGCCGGAATTTCTCATCCTTTGCTGCCTGAGCGTCAAGTTTTGCCTGCTCCAAAGCCTGACGGGCTTCCCGCACTTCGGGAAGCGAGTCAACAAACTGTTCAAAGGCCTCCGGCGTCATGCCGGTCTTTTTCAGGAGACGATCCCGCTCCTCGTTCCGGTGCCTCTCGTTGTAGGCATCCAGCTCGGCCTTTGTCGTAATGGGCTTCTTCGTATAGGGATCGGAAAGCCCCAGCGCCTTCACAGCATCATCCAGCCAGGACTGCGCTTCCTTCCGGGCGTCTTCCTTTGCCTTTTGGATCGCCTCGTCCCGCTCTCTCTGCCGGCGGAGGGCAGCCTGCGCGGCCCGCTCCTGTCTGGTCTGTCCCCTGTCTTCTCCACCGCCATCCTCATCCTGCCCATCATCAGACGTCCGGATCCCTTCCGCGGCGGGCTCCTCTACGGCAGGGGCGGCGACACCCTGCTCTTTTTCGCTCTGTGCAGTCTCTTCGGCCGCAGGGGCGGCGACGCCCTGCTCGTTTCCGCCGTCATCCAAAGTCACGCCAAAGAGTTCACCGTAATCAATTTCTTTTCCCATGATGTATCTCCTTCACTTGTTTCCGGGCTTACTTGCCCTTGCCGTTGCGCAGATCGTTGCCCGTGGTCTTCACGGTGCTGCCCTTCTTGCCCTCCGTGGCAAAGGGAGCCTTCACCACCTGGCTGCCGGTGTTCTTGATCGCACCTGCATAAGACTTCTGACTCATGTTTCCACCTCCTTCTTCCGGATTGGGATTTTTCCGCTGTTCCCCTGCGAAAATCACAATGTAGGGCGGGGACTTGCTCCCGCCGAAAGCGCCCCTTCCGGGGCCCCGCCGGTCATGGCTGCCTTCTGTGCCGCCATGGCCGCCTGCTGTGCCTGCTGCTTCTGACGCAGCTGATCCCGCAAAAACCGCAGAGTCTCCCCCGCGCCGGGATAATGGAGCATGTCCATCTTGTTCCAGAACAGGATCAGCGTCTCGATGGCCGTAGGATCCCCGAAGGCACCGCTCTGCAGATTCATCCGGGTCTCCTGCCACATAGCCTCCTGATTGGCCGCCAGCGGCGCCGCCGTGTCGCAGGAGAACAGGAACCGATCGTTCCATACGTATTCCCCCGTCACAGGATCCTGCTCCAAGAAGTCCCAGCGGTTAAACTTCTCATAGCTCTGCTCCCCGCGTTCGTCCCGGTAGATCACGGGCCGGGGCTCGTCGGCATAGGCCAGCTTGAACTTGAACATTGCTTCATAAAGCCGCGCCCAGGTGGCCTTTTTCATGGTGCGCTTCGACTCCATGCGGCCCGCAGCCTGGGCCGCGGAAAACTCCTTTGCCTTGGCGGATGTCGCCGTGTAGTCCTTGCGTCCCTGCATACTGTCCGTCACGCCAATGGCCTGCCGCGCCTCTTCGTAGACCTGTGCCAGATAGGACACATCCTGACCGATGCTGCCTTCCACGGTGAAGACCTTGATCTGTGCCGCACTGGCTGCGCTGCCCGTGCGGATCACCTTCATCTCCTCGCTGTCCACCTTGATGGAGGCATCCGGAGGCAGATGCAGATAGCTTCCTGCATTCACCAGCTTGTCAAGGATCTTTCGGCTCAGCCGGTTCGTGCTTCTCTGCTGATCGGCGATCTTGTCCACATCGCTTTCACCCAGAAAGCGGCCGAACAGGCTGACGTTTTTCTGCAGGAATACCGGGTAGATATCCGGCTTGTAGACCGGCACCAGCGTCGCCGCCTCCCGGATCATGGTGATCTCCGCACCGTCTTCGCCGAATTCTCCGGTCCCCTCCTCCTGCAGCACCGTGCCGCCGATGACGCTGCCATCGGTGCGGCGGACCGGCAGCCACAGCTCCTGATAGTCGTCGGCACTTTTCCGGAACTTTCTGCCTCCGCATACGGGACAAATCTTCTTCTGCTTTTCAGCAGGAGGCTTTGGCGCATCTTCCGGAGGCGGTGTCCCGTCCAGCGTGGGCGGCGCAGTCTCGTCATCCGGTTCCGGCTCACCGCAGGAAGTGCAGCGGCTCAGATTAGGAGCCTGATAGTCGTCCAAATCCTCCAGCTCCGTGTCTCCCACCCAGCTGTAGCGGCCAATGCCTCCGTTCTCGTTGCGGAACAGCGCCACGATCTGAGTCACCATATCCTGCGCCGGGCTATCGGGATCCACGCCCCGCACATCGGGATCCGTCTCGCTCTCATCCTTCAGCTCCACGCCGTAGCGCTGGCGCAGGTACGCCTTTGTCTGGGGAATTTTGAGAAAGATCCAGTCCATATCCTCGATGTCGGTGTAAACACCGTCCTGGGGGATGATCTGCTTGGGATGCAGGGCGCTCACCGCCAGATCTCCCACCAGATTGTGCAGCCGGTAGGTCTTGTCCCACTCCAGCAGATACGCACCACCGCCCTGAATGGGCACAGTGCGTTCCATCTGGTCATTCAGGATCTCCAGATTCATCCGGTCCACCTCACCGCGGATCATGTCCTCGATGATCTTGGCCAGCTTTTCGTCTTCCTTCCGCATGGCGGTGACCTTCACAGCCGGGATGGAGGAATCCACCTCCGCTTCGATGATCTCCGCCACGATGTTCCGCACGTGAGGCGTCCTGCCGGATTTATCATCCCGGCTCATCATGGGGTACTCCCTGTCGCCCCGGTAAAGGCGCTCCCTCTCGTCCATGCGGCTCAGTTCCGCTTCATACTGGGCTTCATCCCGGCTCAGACGCTTCTTCCACATCTCCAGCCGCTTGTTGCCCCGGTCCTGAAAAAGGCCTCGTTTTTCCTTCATGCTGTCCTCCTAAAACTGCCGCCCGTCCGGCAGACTTGCCAGAAAGTCCTCGATGCTCCGCACCTTCAGACTGCCTTCCACCTTCTTCGGCGCATCCAGACCCATAAGCTCCGCCTGCGTCCGAATGGCGTTGATGGCGCCCTTGGCGTCAAAGAGCCACGTTCCGTCCGGCACCCACTCTTTGGCCACCGGATCCCAGCTCAGATGCTCCCGGCCCATCATGCACCGGCGCTTGATCTCCTCCAGCTCCAGAGCAAGGCTCTCCGCGGTGACCCCGATGGCTTCGTAGATCTCACGCGCCCGCGCCCGCCTGTACGCGGCGACCTTGGCATTTTTCAACATCCTGGATGCCTGACTGGCCGCTGTCTTTTCCGAATACCCGGCGGTGATGGCCGCCTGGGTCGCGTTGCCGCCGTTAGAAAGCAGCGCCTCCACAAATGCCGCCTGTCTCTCTCCCAGTTCCCGGCGAAGCTGATCCGCCGAAGGCTGCTCCTGCTCCTGTCCGTATTCCCACTCTGCCACCGGCTTCACCCCCCTTCTTTCTTTGAGCCTAAACCATCTACCCCCCTCGTGATTCTCAATTTTGCGCAGAAAAAGACCGCCGGCCCCGCCGACGGTCCAAATGCAGTCTCTTGTCTGCGCAAATATTCAAAATGCCGCACCCCGTACAAGGGGCCTCCCTTTGGCTCCCTCTGATGAGGGAGCTGTCAGCGCAGCTGACTGAGGGAGAGAAATATCCGTATACCCCGACGCCCCCGGTCGCCTTGACGCAATGCCATTCCCGAACCGCCGCAAGGGCGGTCCGCCAATGGCGCGTCTGCGGAAAAAACCGGCTCCCTTGCCTCCGCCACTGGCGGCGGTCGCCGATTTTTCAGCCCGCAAACCGCACCCCCATCTTCCCCGAAAGTGCCGCCGCCCTTTGGCTCCCTCTGATGAGGGAGCTGTCAGCGCAGCTGACTGAGGGAGAGACTGCACAAAGCAGCGAAAATGCCCCATTCCGCTCCTCACAGCTTCTCCGGGAACGCCTCGTAGAACCGCTTGATGCAGCGAAACAGCGTGGCCTGAGACACATGATGCCGCATGGAAATGTCCACATATCCCGCCTCCGTGGTCAGCATCTCCCACAGGGCGCAGTCATACTCCCCGGCAGCATCCCGGCACAGCTTCCGCAGCTTTTCCCGTTTCCCCTCCGGCAGCGCCGCCACATTCTGCATGGTGAAATGGATAAACCCCTGCCGTTTGTAGCTTACCCGGATCCCCCGCTTAAACCGGAACGCCACTACGCTCCATCTCCTTTCCCCGATAAGAACGACGACACGGCCCCTGCGCCCTTCCGCACAGGAGCTTTTTTCTTTTGCTCCGGCTTCCGCCTCATGGCCACCCGGATGTAGACCCCGCCGTTGACTTCGTTCTTCTCATACCCGGCATCCAGACAGTCATAGCCCGGATATCTGGCCTCAAACAGCTGCCTTGCGTTTTTCTCATCGATGGCGTCCAGGATCCTGCCCATTTCCTCCATGGTCACAGCGCCGTCCTTCACGGCAGGCTCCGGCATGATGAGATTTCTGCTGCCGCTCCAGCAGCGATATGTAGCCGCGCCCTTGCAGAGGTACGCTGCAAGGCTCTCCAGTCCGTCATCCATCTGCAGTCTGTCGGCGTTGGCGTATCCCAGCCCCCACGCCTTTTCCAGTACCTCCCGATCCACGCCGCCGGAGAGGACGAGATGGTGATGCACCCGGCCGCTCTTTCTGCCGTATTCCGTGGTGTACAGCCACTTGAACTCCACGCCGGCCTTTCGATAGATCCGCCGGAGCCTGTCCAGATAGTTTTTCAGCAGCCGCTTGGCTTCCTCCAGATCGGCAGGCAGATCACGGTAGGTCAGATGCAGAACAATGTCCCTCTGTGAGAAGTTCAGGCGCAGGATCCGCACCAGTCTCCGCACCCGATCCCGATGGTTCAGTTTCTTTCTGGTCTCTGTGGATTCCCGGCACTTCTCCCGGCGCCGCCCCGGCTGCTGGAACACCGGGTATATATCTGCCTCGATATGATCGCCGCAGATAAATTCCCGGAGCCGCACAAACCATCTTCCTTTGTATGCCACGGTCCTGCCTCCCCTTTCTCGGAAATACGCCTTAACTTATCATCCTATACAAGCCCGAATTCCGACCCTCGGGCCGGAAGCAACTTTTTATATATGTACCGTTTCGTGAAACGCTCTGTCCGGAGACCTCTCTCAAGGTCCCCGGACACAACTTTTCACGTTTGTTTCTGGATGGCGGCCGCCCGTTCGGGCGGCCATAATAAGCGCTTTATTCCACGATCTGCCAGTCCTCTGCCAGCATATCACTCTGACTTGCCAGCCATCCCAACTGCACGCCCCTCGTTCCCACAAAGGCCAGCGCTCTGTTCCCGATATCCAGATGATCTGCATTGACCATTTGTTTTTCCGGGTTTTGGTATCCGATGCAGGAAGCAAGCTCCACAAACTGTCCTTTCCCGTTCCATCCTGCCCGTGCGATCCGTTTACCGGCCTTTACCGCCCGGATCGCCGCGCCAAAATCCAGCCCCACATCAGATGGCTGCCCACAGGTGTCACCGGTCTTCCCGGATCCCGCCACGCCGGAAACGGCGGTCTGCAGCAGGAACCCCAGAAGATGCCACACTTCTTTTTCGATATTCTCCATGCAGACCTTTCTGCCCATTTCCTCGGAGTAGTTCTCCGCGCTGACACAGGAGGAAGACATCACGATATCAAACCCATTTCGGCAAACGGCCCGAACCACTGTGGTCTTTTCACCCACTGTCATGGTCTGTGCACCTACGATGAAGTTGTCCACCATTTCCTGGCTGATGCTGGGCTTGTCCGTCTTCAAACACGGATTGTTTCTCAGTTCCAGACAGGAAGCATCAAAGACCCAGCGGGGCGTCCATGTCTCGTAATTGTCTCCGCTCATGACCAGATAGCCCTCATCCTGCGCGTTCTCGCCTTTTGGCACCCCCCAGCCTCGGAACTCGCAGTATGCACCGCGGCTCATAGGCTTTGCCGTTACAAGTTCCGTTCTGATGTACTGTTTGTACTGTTCCATTGTTTGTCTCTCCTTTTGTTATTTATGATCCTCAACCCGCCAAAGCAAGTTGTAGGGACAGGCGTCCCCGACTGTCCTGTTGTAAATCGCCGCCCCCGACGCCCCCTCCCCCGGCTCCCTCTGATGAGGGAGCTGTCGGCGCAGCCGACTGAGGGAGAGACCGTGCGGAGAACCAGCGGCACCTCCCGCTGTTCACTCTTCGCCTGATGCCTCTTCCGCTTCCCGCAGCTTGTTCTGCGCGTGGAACTGCAGGAGGCCGGAAATGAACGCCAGCTCCATGGGCCCGGCAGCGTAGTCGCTGACCACGTCATAGATCTCCTCGTCATCCACCAGCGCCACCATCACCAGGCTCTTCACCTTCCTGTGCTCGATCTCCCGCAGTAGATTCTCCACCGCCTCGTAATATGGTTTTACTCCTCCGGGCATAACAGTCTCACTCCTCTTTTGTATCTCGTGCAGTCCCGCCCCGGCGGGCATCCCCTGCTTTTTCCTGTGATAAAGATGTAATTGCAGCAGAACGTTCCGCTTGCCTTTCCCCTGTAGATGCACCCGCCCGGGCACTTCTGCTGCACAAAGCCCTTTGCGGCCTCTTCCCTTGCTGCGTCCCCGTCGCAGGAGCCGACGCCCTCGGTAGCCCCTGCCTCCCCCGCACCGCCGTTGTAGGGGCCGACGCCCTCGGCGGCCCTTTCCTCTCCCTCCGGGAGAGCTGTCTGCGCAGCCGACTGAGGGAGAGATCTCTCACTTTCTTTTTCCATGTTCTTTCCTTTCCTCCCCATACAGGGCGCCGTACCGCCTGCGGCCGCACCGGGCGCAGGTCACCTTCTGGTTCGCCCCGGCCCGGAGCACCGTCATTTTCTTCCCTTCGCCCCGCAGTTCTTCCACACAGGGCCTGCATAATTCCATAGCCATTGGCCTTTCCTCCCACACATCCGCCGCCGGCGGATCTCGTAGGGGACGATGCCCACATCGTCCCGCTCTTTTTTCTTTCACCGCACCGGCATCATCCGCAGCTGCATGGGCCGCTCCTCCCGGATCTCCACCACCCGGGTGTCGCCGTACCGCTCCAGCAGCATGGCCAGATGCTCCTTGATCCCGATGGCCTGCCCCGCCGGCGCGTTGACCTTAATGATGATCGTCAGCATGACACTTCCTCCTTTTCCCGTGACTGAAGAACGAACCGAATACCGCCGCCGTACACATGGCGTATAAACGCCGATCCCGTTCCGCTTTTGGGATCTTCCTGGGCTTGGGCGGCAGCTCGCCGTTCTTCGCCGCGATGGCAACAGGGTTTTTCTTATGCTGTCCCATCATTCACCCTCCACATAGCACCAACTCTGCGGCGGCTTCCGTATCGCCTTGGTAAACAGGTAGCTTGCGTAGCTTCTACGGCTGGGATCTCCGCTGCCGTCGTAAAGCTGATATTCCCAATCGGATGCATTGAGTGTTCCGACCTTGTAAAACTCGTACAAATCTTTTGGGTTGTCATAGATCGCCAGATCGGAGATGTGCCATCCATACACAAGTCCCTTGTGGTCGTCCGTGTATTTGCGCCATTCATCAACCGTGAGGCACGTAGGTTCTATGGGAACGTCCCGGCAGTCAAAAATATTGTCGCATACAAATTCGCCAATAACCTTACCGCCAGCATAGAAGCACCGCTGCTTGTCAAACAGTGTTATGTGATCTTCATGTGGAAACTTCGGCTTTGTGCAATAGATATAGCACTTGAACGGCAGTTCCAGCTTTGGGCGGGTCTTTCTGACCTCTACCGTCTTTTCGCTGTTTGCGATCTTCTCGCACCACTTCGGGCGAATGCTAATCAGAACGCTTTTCATTTCCGCCTCCTCCCTCCGTAGTTGACCTGTTTCAAATACTCGTACCGCTCCTTAAACGGCACCAGCGGGTGCTCCTTGCCGCAGTTCTGGCTGAGGCACCGATCCAGCCGCTCCCGGTAGCAGTCACATTCCGGGTGCTTCACATCGAAGGCCGGCCAGAACTCGTCATAGAGCGCCTTCATGTCCATGAGTATCTCCCACAGCCGCTTCTCGCCGTAGCCACGCTTTTGCAAGGCCAGCTGCACCATGTCGATCACCTGCTGTCTGCCCACGCACTGGCCTACATCAAAGGCCGCCTGCTTCTCCGCCTCGTGTCTCTGCAAAAGATTCATCTCATTTCTTCCTTTCTATTCAGCCTGCGCCACTTCCTCTGTGCCTGTTTTTTTCGCGCTGCCCGGCAATGCAGGCAGATCCGATCCTCCGACTGCCGCCGCTCGTAGAATGTGGCGCCGCAGCGGACGCAGTACTGCGGCGGGATCCTCTCAAAGGAAGGACAGGCGTCGCAGTCCTCTCCGCCGGCAAGGCATCGACCGTGCAGCACATCCCAGTGGCTGCACACCGCTCTTTGAAAGTATTGATCGTAGTCGTTCTTCTTCAGGTCCAGTGTTCTATGATATAGAACACCCACCAGACGCGCCAGCAGCTGCCCGGACGTTATCTTGTATCCATTGAGGTACCGAGCCTGCCGCACTGTAGGGACCGGCGCACCCGCTCCCCACGGCCCATCCGCCATCATGTCCCGGATCCTGTCCGCATTTTCTGTAAAATAGGTCTGGTAGCATTTCCCCCGCACAGCCTTCTCCGATTTCCCGACGGCGCAGGCAATCAGCTCCATGCTTTCCCCGGCGCGGATCCCCTCTGCCATACGCTGCAGCTGCACCTCAGACCATGCCGCAGAATTTCCGGTTCTCTCCGCCGGGACAGGGCGCTCCTTCAGGCCGAGATCCGTGCACCTTCGCTGGATCGCCCCATTGGAACGGTGCAGCATGTTGGAAAGCTGGGCGTATCCGTATTTGTGCTGCCGCAGCAGCATGATAAGCCCGCTGTCCTCTTCCGGTGTCCAGGGATCCTTCCTCTGCATAGCAAACGCCCGGTAGTCCCTGCGCCGCTGCTCCGCCACCCAGTCCGGCTCGGCTCCAAGAGCCAGAGGCTCCATCTTAGAAAAGTCCAGAAAGGCGCGGTTTTTCTCCGCCCATTCCCAGAACTCCTCCAGATACACCACGCGCACCCGTTTTTTCACGATCCGCTTCAGATGCACCGGCAGTCCCCGATCCTGTACCCAGCTTTTCAGTTTGTAATTGCCTCCGCCATTGGTGCCGCAAAAGGCGATCAGCAGCTGATTGAAGGTGATGTAGTCCCCACGGAGGAGCATATTCCCCAGCCCAAGCCGGTTCGCTCTTAGTTTGACGCCCTCCACAGAGCGTCCAAGATGCCGCGCGATCCCGGGGATGGAAAGCTCTCCCCACTTCTCCTTCAGATAGGCGTCCTCCTCCGGACGCCAGTTCCTGGCCTGACCCATGGCTTGCTTACCCCACCAGCTGCTTGGCCAGCGCCTCCATGGCAGCCCGGAGATTGGGCGCCGTTTCGGCAGGGGCGGAGCCTGCCAGCTCCACCAGCCGGGCCACCATGGCGGCGGCTTGGGAAAACAGGCCCTTGAACTCCGCCGTGACGGGATCCGCCATGGCCAGTTCCTTTTTGAGCCGCTGGGCCTCCTGTTCCCACCTTGCCGCATCGGCTGCCGCCTGTTTCCCGGCCTCCGCCGCCTGCTTCTCGGTCTCCTGCTTTGCGGCTTTCGCCTTCTCCTCAGCTGCGGCAAGGGCCTTCTGCAGCTGTTCCCGCTCCTTTTGTGCCGCATCCGCCTTCTTCTGCAGAGATGCCAGCTCCTTTTCGTGGGCCTTTTTCGCGGCAGACACAGCCTTCTCCACTTCCAGCGCGATCTGCGCCGGGTCATTTTCCACGATGACCTCCTGGGGCCTGTCCTGCAGCTGCTTCACCTGCTCCCGCAGGCCGTCTGCCTCCTCCAGCAGAGCGTCGGCAGTCTCCTTTTCCTCCCGGGCGTTCTCCTCCGCCTGCTCTGCGCGGCGAAGGGCGGCGTCCCGCTCCGCGATCAGTGCCTTCACTTCCCTTGTGGATAATTCCTCGACGGCGTTCTCCTTCACGAAGTCTTCCCGCTCATTTTTCGGCACAGAAAGCAGGGCAAGCGCCTTGGAATATGTCAAATTTCCAAACGTTTGGCAATTTAATTCCGCGCCGAACAGGCTCCCCTGCTCACTGCCGTACTCCTCATAGAGCCGCATGAAGTTGTTGGCCGTGGAGGAGGAGTACCCCGTGGCCTCCTTCAGCCATGGCAGGAACTGCCCATGCTCCAGCATGGCCTTTGCCTCCACCATTCTCCTGCCGATCTCGATGATGTTCACCAGCATGGACGCTGTGAACGAGCGGATCTCCGCCGCCACCGTGTCCAGATCCCTTTTCACCATGATGCCACTCATGCCGCATCCTCCTTTTTCTTTTTAGGCTTGGTTTCTTTCTTCGGCCGCAGCTTTCCGGCCTCTTCCTGCTCCCGGAGCCATGCCAGCCATTTTTCTTCAAAGTCCCGAACCTCCGCAGTCCTCTCACAGTTTTTTCTTCCACGGTTCTGGATCACCCGGAGTTCCTTTTCCTTCAGCTCCAGTGTGAAGTATGGTTTCTCCGGCTCCTCCGCTTTCCGGATGAAAAAGATGGCCGTGCTCCCGCTTGCCACCTGCGACGCGTAGCCAGCAACACAGTGACTGAGCATTTTCCCCTCCCGGATCAGTTCCTCCTCACAAGAGGCCGCACGGATCAGCAGTCCATCGCATTCCCACGCATAGGGCGCCAGCTCTTCAACCCGCCTGCGGAACGCCGGTGCTCTCTTGGCGATCTCTTTTGCCCTTCTTTCCGCGTCCTGAGCCGCCTTTTGCTCCGCCTCTTCTGTCATCACCTGATCGTGGGCCCGGCGCAGATCCTTCGGCAGACGCAGGCTCAGATCCTGCAGATCCCGGCCGCAGGCTTCAGCCATGCGCCAGTAGTCCAACAGGTAGCCCGGATCAACCTTGGATGAATTGCCGCCTCTTCGGTTCTGTTTTTCCAGATACCGCAGGCAGCGCATCACACCGAGGCCACCCCGGTTGTTTCCGAGAAGGCGCTGCACTCCGTGGGTGCCGTATAGCCGGACGAGCCGCATATCCTCCGGCAGGGCTATGGGTTCCAGACAGCGCAGGGTTTTGTATACGCTCAGTTCCTCTGCCTTCCATCCGTCCCGGACACAGGTGGAAAACTCCGCTTTGTTGAGCCCCAGCATCTGTGCCGGGCGCTTTTCCTTCCAGTCGATCTCCTCCAGCTTGGGGCAGCCCTTGGCCCGCTCATAGCTGTAGCGGCGGCTCTCTTTCTCGATCAGTTCCTGCAGCAGATGGCCGGCCCCCTGCATCAAAAGGTTTTCCGCGTTTTTGTGCTTCTGCCAAACCTTCAGCCATGTCACCGGCACTCTCTGCTCCTCCGGCGCGATCTGCAGATAAAGATCCAGCTTGCTGTGCTCCGCCGTGCTTCCCACAAGGATCTCCGGATCCCACGGAGCGATCCGCGTCGCATAGCCCCAGTTATCCAGATATGTCTTTCTCTGTTCCCAGTGCCCAAACAGATGCACTGTGCTCAGGCATTTTTGGTACCCCATGAGCCTGACGATCTTCCGCTGTTCCACCACATAGGCCTCGTATGGCAAGCTCCCGTAGGAAGAACTGCCGTCCTTTTCAATGAACCGTCGGAACAGCCATCCGAAAAGCACCAACTTTTCCTCCAGCCTCCCAACAGTCATGCACCAGGCTTCCAGTGTGAAACCGTTTGGGATGTTCCCCACGTGGTGCACTCTGACCTGACTTCCGCACTCCGGGCACAAGGTATCACTCCCGGAGATCACAGCTTCACTGGTCAGGGGATTGTAAAAACCGAACGGTGCCGGAGCATAGCCTCGGCCGCAGCCGTCCGCCGCTATGTACTGCAGAATCACGCTGCATCGGCACCGTGTGCAGGTCACCCTCACACCTTTCTGCCGCATTCCTGTCAGAGGATCCGTGTACCAGTCCGCCCGGTAGATCAGGTGCTCTGTCCGCAATCCCGACCGGGGCTTGATCCATTCCAGAGTTCCCTCCGGCGGCTGCGTGGGCAGCAACTTCGCATAGTCCAACGACTCTCCTGTCGTAGGGGCCGATGCCCTCGGCGGCCCGTAATTCAAAGCAGTCATCCCTGCGGCCTCCTAAAAGAAGTCCGCAAGGCTGACCACCTTGCCGGACGGCTTCTGCACCCGCTCCTCCGGTGTCCGGCCCTCTCCCAGACCGTAGAACTCCCGGATGATTCTTTCCGCCTCCGAGGGGATCACGCAGGCAAAACTTCCGGTCTTATTGGCATCCGCAAACGCCTTGATCTTCTTCTCGCAGGCAGCAAGACTCATTTCCTTCACATCCAGATCCTGCGCCACGATCTCCTGCAGGCGTTTATCCTCCCGGATGATATCCTTCAGCTGCTCTCCCACCATCCAGACGGGAGTCCGCGCCTTCCCCTGCTGGGCATTGATCTTCTCAAAAACGTCCATATTGGCTCCTTTCAAATTCCGGAGCCGCATCTGCATTCAGCGTTCCGATAGCTCCCCACCGTAGTGGCGACCCTCGCGGTAGCCTGCTCCCCGGCTCCCTCTGACGAGGGAGCTGTCAGCGCAGCTGACTGAGGGAGAGACCCGCGCAGCGACTGAGGGATTGTCGTTCCCCGACACAACACCCTTGCCTTTCTGCGCAATTTCTGCTAAAATACAGATGCAGCATCCAATTTCCTCATTGTGTGTCTGCCTGCCCCGAGGCCGCTCCACCGGCCCGGGGCTTTTCTTATTTCCGCGGCCACGCCACGCTCTCCAGCGCCTTCCACGCTGCCAGAAATTCGTCGTGCCCTTCGCCGTCCTCCGGCCGAAGCACCGGCACCACCACCGCGCTGGCGTTTCCGCTCCAAAGGATGCCGCCGCCTTGGATCACAACGGCGGAGCCTTTCTCCACTCTGGCCCGGTCCAGCAGCCCCAGCGTACCGGGATCTGCCGCCCAGCACCGCCGATCCTGCGTCTGGAACAGCTGATAGCCTTTGAAGAACAGCGGCACCAGCAGCGCCTCGCCGAGACCTTCCCCGGCCGTCCTGCTCCGGATCTCCTCCCGCATGGTTTCTTCCAGAATGATCTGGGGATCCTCCTTCTCAGTGACCCACATACTGTCCCCGGTCTCCGGCAGCTTTCCGGTGTGCTCCACGATCAGCGCCGCCACCTTCCGGGGCAGGAATTCCGCGTCCAACCGAACGAACCACCGCGCCGTAAACAGCACCAGCTCCTCCGGCCCATCCATAAACAGCTTGTAGCCGCCGCTTTTGGCGGCATTTTTCATGGCCCGCAGCAGGCCCTTTTCATTGATGATCATTGGTTTCTCCTTTCCATATCGTAGGGGCTCGGACGATAACCGGCGGCCCGGAAACCGCTCCCCACCGTAGGGGCCGACCCTCGCGGTAGCCCGCTCCCCGGCTCCCTCTGACGAGGGAGCTGTCAGCGCAGCTGACTGAGGGAGAGACCCGCGCAGCGACTGAGGGATTGTCCCATCACAATCTCCTACTTCTTTTCCTGCCACAGCTTCTCCACCATGCCGCCGGCATGGTACCGCACGCGCCGATCCGTAATTTTCTCCGCTGATACCATAATCTGCCGCACATCGCAGAAGGTACCGTCCTGCTTCGCCAGCCGCTTGGCCTCCGCCACGGCCCATTCCTGTCTTTCATCCGAAGTCACAAACGCCCCCTGAGCGTCGTAGATCATGTAGATCACCAGATCATTCAGCATCACTCACACACCACCTTTATCTGGATTCCGAACCGCTCCGCCATAAGCTTCCGGTTCATCTGGAAAACCCGGGTCATGGTGGGCCTGCTTTTCACGTCCTCCACCACATACTCACCGTCAAAACTGATGTAAGTAAAGTCCGCCACATACTTGATGGCCCGCACCCGGGTACCGTCGGCGGCAATGTAGCTCTCCTGCAGGGTGAAGGTCTGCTGCAGACGAAGCTCCCGGATGGCGCCCACCTTCCAGGCAGCATACAGATCATCGTACCGCCGGGCCTCCGCCTTGCTGTCAAACCACCGGATCTCTCCGTTGGGCATGACCCGCGACGTCTTCTCGTTGCGGTACTTTCCGCCTTTGCCAGCACCCCCAATGGTTCCCCCATCGTATGGGCAACCCTCGCGGTAGCCCGCTCCCCGGCTCCCTCTGACGAGGGAGCTGTCAGCGCAGCTGACTGAGGGAGAGACCCGCGCAGCAACTGATGGATTGTCCGTTCCGCCTTGCCGCCGCTTGCCCTGTTCCTCTTGCAGCTTCCGCAAAACCTGCCGCTGCGCCTCCGGCCCCAGCTTGTGGATATCAATTCCCATTGACCGCACCTCCAAAGCCGCACTCTATTGTATTGGCCGACGCCCTCGGCGGCCCGCCAGTGCATCCCCTCGAAGCTTCCCGCGCCGCGGTCTCCACTTCAGGCGACTGAGAGAGCGCCCCTTTCGGGCACCATGCCGGCGCCGGCCGTTCCTGAAGCACACCGCACACGCTGGTCTCCACGATCCATCCCCGCCGGTGCCCGGCGCCCGGATGTCCGCAGTGCAGATCCTCCCGGTATCGGCCCCGGAATTCGGACTTCTCCCGTGTTGCGTGACCGCATTCCACGCAGCTCATCGCAGCATCCCGCTCCCTTCCATAGCCATGACGCCCATACCACCGAAGCCGATCATCAGCAGCACCCCGGGCAGGATCTCCATCCGTCCCGTCTCCACGCTGCCCACTACGCCAAGCGCCAGCACCAGCAGCATAAAACCGCCGTACAGCAAAATCCGACGCCGTAGGGACAGGCGTCCCCGGCTGTCCTTTCTGGAGATCTGGGGCCGTCTCCCCGCTCCTATGTACTGGCACACCGTCCCGGGCAAACTCTCCCGCCTGCGGATGTCCCGCAGAATGAACATCAGATCCAGCTCCCGGGCCTCCGCATCCGGCACCCATGCTTCTCTCTTTCTCTCCGGCATTTCTCATTCCTCCTCAGCCGTAAAACCGCTCCAGTAAATACCGCTCCGGCACTTTGTACGGCAGCGTCAAAAATCCCTTTTCCGCCAGTTCCTCATTCAGCTTCCGTATAATTTCGTGCGCCTTTTTTTGGTTTACACCCAGCAGCTTCGCCACAGCCGCAGCATTCAGCAGCTTCATCCCTCACCCCTCCTCAAATTTGTTCATTGATTGTTAACACAATATCTTGTGTTAAACATCTAGCAATCTCTCACGTTTTGTGTTATACTCAACATGTCCTTCACGGACGCCCCTGTTTCTTGCCGTCGCCCTCTGCCTCGCCGTGTTTCCAACACGAAAGGAGGTGAGAAGCATGGCAAAAAAGACGAACTCTGTTCGGACGAGTTCAAAAGTGGCGACTGCTGCCAGTAAGACCCTCGCCCGGTCCAACAGCAGCAAGATCGCCAAAACGCTTGCAGGCTCTGCACTTTCCAATCGCCGGAAGAGCAGCAAGTAAGCGTTCAAAGATGGCAGCCGAGGCTTTCCGCCCCTCGGCTGTTATTTTTTTGTCTGCTCGCTGAAGAAAAGCTCCTGCACAGACATTTTGTAGTAATCAGCAAAGCGAACCTTGATTACATCCTTTGGGACACGTCTCCCCGTTTCATACATGCCCAATGCTGAAACAGAAATGCCGACCGCCTGGGCAACAACCGCCCTCGGTATCGCCCCTCTCGCCTTGATCAGCTTTGCAGCTACACCGTTTTCCATGAGTCACTCCCCCCTTCTGTCGAAATCCCATCAAAAAGCGTCTCGACGCTCACGCCAAGCGCCGAACAAAGATCTGGAACCTCATCTGCATAAATAGGGCGCTTGCTGTTTAAGATCCTCGAAAAAACATCTCTGCGAATTCCAGCCCGATCTGCAACTGCAGTGGGTTTCTTGTCATTCTCTTCAATGAATTTTTTCAAAGCACGATTGAGTTTGAAGTCCTTTGCCACTGTTATCACCTCCTGTGACTCAATGTATTGTTGAGTTTCTGACTGCAGTATACTCAATGTTTCATTGAGTGTCAAGCTATTTTTTGCTATTTCTCAATAATTCGTTGACAATTTATCAATTTCGTTTTACGATGATGCCATGAGGTGATGAATAATGATCGTCGACGATATCGCTATCCGCATCAAAAACGCAAGAAAGGATGCCAAATTAACTCAGGCAGAAGTTGCCCAGCGTCTCGGAATCACATATCAGGCAATTAGCAACTACGAGCGCGGTGTCACTCGAATCGATACCGACACGCTCCTAAAGCTCTGCTCCATCTATGGCATCTCCATCAACTCCATTGTGGGAGAAGGCAGTACAATGGTTGCCAACATTCTCCCCATTCCCTCCATGCGGCAGGTCCCGCTTCTGGGCACCATCGCCTGCGGTGCTCCCGTTTTGGCGCAGGAGAATATCGACGGATCTGTGTCCATGCCGGACCACATCCACGCAGACTTCGCCCTGCGCTGTAAAGGCGACAGCATGATCAACGCCCGGATCTTTGACGGCGACATCGTCTACATCCGGCAGCAGGACACGGTGAACGACGGCGAGATCGCGGCGGTCCTCATTGATGACGAAGCCACCCTCAAGCGCGTCCGTCTGTTCCCGGACCACATTGTTCTGGAACCGGAAAACCCACAGTACCGTCCTCTCTCCTATTGGGGAACAGACGCCGAGACCGTTCGCATCCTGGGCAAAGCCGTGGCTTTCACCAGCACGATTCTCTAACACCGCCAAACACAGAATAGAAAGAAGGCTTCCTATGTTTTTCCGAAGTAAACAAATAGCCGCTCTTAATTCCCTTTTGCGTTCTGTTACTTCCGAGCGCGATATGTTAGAGCAGCATGTCCGTGATCTTCAAGAGGAGAATGAGCAATTACACAAGTTTGTCAAAAATTGTGAAGAGGTCCTCAAAAAGAACAAAGAAAGCTTTCAATTTGATGATCTATACATCGACCACCTTGAGAAAGAAAACAAGTCGTTAACATCCCAGATTGACGATCTATACCTGGAGATTGCCAGACTGAAGGAAGAGAACAATCAATTATTAGAGATTCAGCAAGCTCTCATAGCGAAATGCAATGAATTACATAAATCTCTCGAAAATTACATGGATGAGAAATTAGACGAATTCTGAAATAAGCAGCACCCCCGGACGACCGCGCCATCATCGATAACATCGTCAGCCGCTACACTCACGCCGGCCAAACCGAAAAGCACGCATAACATCATCGATATCACACCGTACCTAAACCGCAAAAGATAGGGAAGGAGCCCTTCACATGAAATTCTTAAATAAAATTCCTTTTTCTGTTTACGTTTTTCTCGGTATCATTGTGCTGGCCTTTGTAATGCACAGCAATGGCTATGATCGCGGTTATAGAACAGCACGCGACGAGTTTAACAATATCGAAGATGACATTTCCTCTTCGGCCTACGATGATGGTTATTCAGCCGGCTATTCCATCGCCGAAAACCGATACGAAGAAGCGGATCCCGAAATGCTTCTCGAACTTCTGCAGGCAAATGCAGGAGAGTACTATTGGTCTGACGATCAGGTGCGCCATTTCTTCGCTTACGCATATCAGTTGGGTCATCGCAGCGGAAAAACCGGTGTTCCCCACGAGTATGAGAATGAGTTCATGGATACAGAGCTGAGCGCCAAAGAACTTGACGACGTTTTATATTTTGAGGAATGCTGCGGTATGCGTCTTTCGTAATCCCACACAGCACCCCCGATGGCTCCCCCACCGTAGGGGCCGACGCCCCCGGCGGCCCGCTGCTCCATCCCCACCGCGTACCCCGCAAAACAAAAACACCTGCCGAGGATGCTCCCGCACCATCATCCACCATGTCCCCTTCCCCCGCTACTTAACTACCACCCACCACAACAAAGGAGGCCATTCTATGTCCATTGCGAAGATGAAAGACGGAAAGCGCTGGTATGTGTTTGTCCGCTACAAGGACTGGACAGGCCAGATCAAGCAGCACAAAAAAGAGGGGTTTGAAAAGAAGAATGATGCGAAAGAATATGAAAAACAGTTTCTGGAACAGAAAACCGGCTCTCCGGATATGTCGATCAAGTCCCTGTATCAGCTTTACATGGAGGACTGCAAGCACCGGCTGAAGCCCACCACCTACGCCAACAAAGTCTTTCTTTTTGAAAAACATGTCATTCCGCATCTGGGAAATCTCCCGGCCTCCGGCGTCGGCCCTGCCGATATACGGAAATGGCAGAACAGTCTCCTTTCATCCAAGCAGGAAGGGAGCAGCGAGCCGTATTCCGCCACCTACCTGAAAACGGTCAACAATCAGATATCGGCGCTGTTTAATTTTGGCATCAAATACTACGGTCTAAAAAGCAACCCTTGCCGTCAGGCCGGATCGATGGGGAAGAAGAAAGCAGATGCCATGCAGTTCTGGACGGTGTCTGAGTTCAACCGTTTTCTTGCCGCCGTGGCCGATAAGCCGCACGCGGTAGTGATGTTCTCACTGCTGTTCTGGACCGGTATGCGTTCCGGCGAAATGCTGGCACTCACTCCGGCAGACTTCGATCTCGACGCAGGTACCGTCAGTATCTCAAAGAATTTTGCAAAGCAGGGCGGACAGGAGTATATCATGCCGCCAAAAACGCCAAAGAGCAACCGTGTCGTCACTATGCCGGACACTCTCACGCAGTTGGTGCAAAACTATCTTGAGTTGCAGTATAAGATCCAGTCAACAGATCGGATTTTCCCTGGGAATACAAAATCCTTTCTCCAGCACGAGATTCGGCGCGGCAGCGAGGCGGCGGGACTGACCCGCATCCGCGTCCACGATCTGCGCCACCCGTATGTCAAGCACACGACAAAAATTTTTAGCTTGCGCTTGAAGTTTTTTCAAGCGCAGCCGGTTCCTGACGCTCTGCGA